TCCTGGGCACCGGGGTCCGGGATCACGTTGATCGGGTCAAGTACGGTGACCCTGACCTCACCCTGCAGGTTGCCGGAGAAGTCCATGCGGATATCGAAGTAGCCGCGCTCCTGGATCAGGCCGTCGGCGAACAGCTGCTGCTCGCGGTAGGGGTAGCGGTTGGCGTCCTGCAGCTGCATGACCACCTTGGTCATGGCGTCTGCCGTCTCCTGCGAGGAATCGCGGCGCGGCTTGAAGGTGATGTCCATGCGCTGGGACGCTTGTTCGCCCAGCACGGTGTTGACGGCCGCCAGAACGGCGTTGATCGTCAGGGCAGGACGGCCTTCAGCCTTGAGTTTCGCCAGGGTCTCTTCTTCCCACTGGTCGCCGAGGTAGAACCGGTCGCATTTGGTGGCGCGATTTATGTACTCCTCGTGCCCTGCGTCCATACCGCGACGGTAAGCGGCCATGTTCTCTTCGGCCAGCTTGCGCTCTTTGGCGTACTCTTCGAGTTTAAAGGCGTCCTTGCCCTGAATTTCCATTCAGCCGTCCCTGGATAGTCGTGGTGGGAATAGATCACCACATAAGACTATTGACTTTTTTCCGGGGCTGCCGAACTTTCTCACCCGGCAGTACCCGTATGGCCGAACCCACCCTCACCACGCTCGGACTCGGGCAGAATGTCTGTCTCCAGGAAGTGCCCGACCACCACCGGGGCGATGATGCCCTGCGCGATGCGATCACCGCGCTTGATCTCGAACGGCTCTTCGCCCAGGTTGCACAGGATCACCTTGATCTCGCCGCGGTAGCCCGAGTCAATCGTGCCGGGACTGTTCAGAACGGTCACGCCGTGCTTCAGTGCAAGGCCGCTGCGGGGGCGAATCTGCAGCTCGTAGCCGTGCGGCACTGCCATGCGCACGCCGGTAGGTACGAGCGCACGCTGGTACGGCTGAATCGTCACGTCTTCCAGGCAGGCGGCGCAGAAATCGAAGCCTGCATCGCCCGGTTTGGCGTATCTCAGCTCCGGTAGGCCGTCGCGGTGCGGTAAATAGTTAATCTCAATCCCCAAGAATCGCTTCATTTCAAACCTCGTCGAGAATCTGCTGCTTCAACATGTCCAGAGCACCGAGCATGACCAGCATGCCGTCCTCCCCGACCACGCCCAGGTAGGCCTCACCGGTATCGGTGACGCACACGCCCGCGAATGCGACGATGTTGTGGTTGGTCAGGATGTCATTACGGATCGTGTCAATGGCATCGAATATCCCTTCGTGCGTCTGCGCCTTCGGTTTTTCTCCGCTGTTGACCAGCTTTACTATCTTGTCGTCCATTTAAGCTCCCATGTGATCCCGTACAGGACCGGCTCCTGTAGCCAGCCGTTTCAGTCTACGCATCCACTTGTGGGGCTGTTTAGTTTCAACCGTCGGATCTGCAGGGCTGTCCATCATCAGCAGCATCTGGCCTATCCAGGCGAAGGCGTCAACGACGTCGTCATGTTTTCCAAAAGGGAACGACAGGATCTCGTTCATGAAGTCCGCATACCACGGCGCGTCCGTCGGAACGTGTACCTTGCGCTGCTGGCAGCGGCCCTGGATGGGCCTGGCACGCAGCTCCTTGTCGCGCTTACCCGGCTTGAGCGGCTCGATGGCGAGCTCGTTCAGCGAGCGGTTGGTCTTCGCACGGGCCTGGATCTCCTTCTCCAGCACCGGATCTACCGCCTTCTTGATGTGCCCGTCCTCTATGCCGACCAGGCGCGGGCGGTGCAGCAGGTAGTTGGTGAGAATCTCCTCGACGATCTCGTAGGTGCCCCACTGCCCTTTGACGAGGTCCTTGACCCAGATGTCTTCCTCGTGGTCCACGCCCACGGTGACGCACGCCGTGGAGTCGGCCCGGGTCTCCTTCGATATCGCGAAGTCCCACGCAGAGTAATTGACGCAGTGCTTGGGGATGTCCGCCAGCTTGCACTCGACGAACATGCCTTTGCTGAAGAAACTGCCCTCGTCCGCGACGGGGTTCTGCTGGTACAGCGCCGACCAGACCCGCGGCCCCACGGCATTCTTGATCCGCTCGAACGCCTTCTCGTCGTAGCGCTCCGGGTGCAGCGCCTCGCCCTTCTTGCGGTACGTCTCGTCCTCGGTGGCGATAGCCGGGTAGCGCACGATCTCCCACACGTCGCCGTTGCCGTCCGTCATCTGCTCTTCGAGGCGGCCCGACAGGTCGTCGAGGTGCCAGCGGGTCTGGATGACCAGCACGCCGCCGCCGGGTGCCAGACGGGTGTAGGCCGTCGAGGTGTACCAGTCCCAGGTCGCCTCCCGGATCGTCTCCGACTCCGCGTCGGCCGCGTTCTTCACCGGGTCGTCGATGATCAGGACGTGCGCACCCTTACCGGTGATGGCACCGCCGACACCGGCCGGGACGTAGCCGCCGCCCTTGGTGGTCATCCACCCCTCGGCGTTCATGTTGCCTCGGTCGAGCTTGCACGCCTCGAACACCGCGTTGAACTTCTGGCTGCCCACCAGCGAGCGCACCTTGCGCGAGAAGCCCATGGCCAGCGAGCCGGAGTACGAGCTGGTGATGATCTCGTGGTGCGGGTTGTTCCCCAGGTGCCAGGCCGGGAAGTAGTGCGATGCGATGGTGGATTTACCCAGGCGCGGCGGCATCTGCAGCATCAGCCGCGGGCTGAGCCCGTCGGCCACGTCCTGGCTGAACTTCTCCAGCCGCAGGCAGATGTCCTTGTGGACCCACCCGGCCATGTAGTTCGCCTGGAACCGCTGGATGAACGGCAACAGGTGGCGACGCGCCAGGGTACGCGAGGCCAGCTCGGCGACGGCACTGGGCGTGAGGCCGGTGGCCTCCTTCTGCTTCTTGTCCTCCCGCTTCCTGGCCTTCCGCTCGCGCTCGGCCGCCCTCCTTCTCTCGGCTATGGCGGCCTTCTGCTCCTCCTCGCGCTCCAGCTTGCGCTGCGCCAGCTGCTCTTCGAGCTCGGCCTTCTGCCTGTCGGCGACGCACAGGATGCATGTGTCATACCCCGGGTTAAACTTGCCCGGGGCCAGGAGCTTGCCGCAGGAGTCGCAGACTTTAGGCGTCGAGCCGGTCATTCGGCAGGTCCAGGCCCAGCTCGTCCAGCTCCGTCACCTCAAGCTCGTCCGGGATGGCGTCCATGTCCTCGACCGTGAACTCTCCCTCCAGCGTGAAACCCTCATGGTCTGCCAGTTTCAGCAGCTCCTCGTCGCTCAACTGTTCCATTTGTTCCTGCGTCTTGTGGATGTGGGTGTGCTTGACCTGCTCGGGCTCGTAGGCACCGACCAGTTTTCCGATTTCACGCCAGGCGGCCGTCAGTTCCGTCGACGTCTGCGAGGCATGCACGGCGTCCATCAACCCTTCCAGCACGTCCTCGCGGTTGATGGCGATCCGCCTGAGTGCGACCCGGGCCGTGCCCTGCAGGATCGCCTTGATGCGCGGGTGGTTCTCGTATTCGTAGGCCGTAGTTTCGGCAATTCCTGCGGCCCGCTGCGCCTGGGCTGTAGTCATGCCTGTCGCACGGGCCTCGGCGAACAGCCGCTGCTTATCTGTGAGCCTGAGAAACTCGCCCTCCAGGGACCGCAGGTCCTGGTGCTGAGTACCTAGTACGGAGTCCTTAGTGCTAAGCGACATCGCACTGGGCGACGAGTCTGGCGAACTCGATGATTTCTTTGTCATCAGCAGCTTGTCCCTTCCACAGGTTGTATCGCTGGCACACGATCCGACAGTTATCCGGCACGTAGCCGAGGCTGGGGTCGATCCGGTCGATGGACGGGGCGTAGGGGTTCATGTACCGGTCGTCTTGGCCCGATTCGAGCGAGAGCTCGACGCCCGTTACTGCGCACTTGAAATTAAGTACTTCGAGTTGGTCCCTAACCCATTGAGCTGAGAGCGAAAAACTAAGTGCTCGCTTCGAGGCTCGTCGTTTGGCCAGGGCCAGGAGAGCACGTATCCGGCCCTTCCACGACCGGTAATACTTGATCTGTCTACTCGGGTACTCTGGCACCGATTCCCCAACACCTTGATTTCTGTTGGGATACCAGTTTCGAGAATTTTTACTGGGGCTGCATAAAAATTATTTATGAAAAATTCTAAAAATAAAAATTTATGAAAAATCAGAGACCCACCGGCACTGAAGCCCTACATGTGGGTTCGGAATTCTAGGCTGCTAGCTCGAAGTACGACGTACCCGGCCGATTTGGAAACCTGACAGCTCGCTACTGGGCCCCAAAACTTTTCGGCCTTCGCACTGAGCGCTGAGCACTGAGCGCCAGGGGCTGCGAGCTCAGGGCTAAGCACTACGTTCT